TGACGCTCCTCATGTTTATGACGGAGTACAGACCGATTACAGGCGACTCCTGTACAGTGAGTTTGATTATGCACTGTCTGTGCCGATAACATTAATGGCAGGGTATGGTACAATCAAACAGGGAACAGCCATTGCCAAAAACCTGTCTGCGGCTGGTAAGGCTGGATACTATCTGCCTTATGCGCCTACGACAGTCAGTGCTGCTAGTGCATATGACCCTGCTCGTTCATTTCTCGTAAACGATATTGCATCAGGCGAGAGTGCTGCACAGGTAACGATGGACGACAGCTACAAGTTCAACGTGGGTGATGACCTTATTATCAATTCAACAGCGATATCTGCAGTCAATTGTGGTGCTATTACCGCCATTGATCGTACGACCTACACCAACAAGGCAGAAATTACTTTTACAGATGCCCTTACAAATGGTGCGCCTGTAGGTGACGATGCATGTGCTTCGGTTGAAGCTGGCGATAACACTAACGGTTATTCTGATTGTGTTGGTGTTCTTGCTGGTGCTGTTGAGACTGGTACAGGTGAAAATGCCAAAGGTGGCCTTGGTGTGTTGTTGGTCAGTAACTATACTATGTATACTGGTATGGGATGGAATATTGATTCTGCTGCGCAGACTGACATCAGTTCCACTGCCCTTGGCAAGTATACAGTAGTCAAATAATTAATCTTATATTAGGAGGAAACAAAATGCCAGTAGGAGCAAGTGATATTCCTGATCTGAGATTGAGCAAGCTGACTAAACTTATAACAAAGTTTACATCTGCGCCCAGTCTCTATTTTGTGAATAGGTACACGGACCAAAGGGCAGATTCAGACCAGATTGAGTGGAAGAGCCATGTAGGTTCAAGGGGGCTTGCACCTTTTAAAGCCCCTGGAGCCAAGACGCCTCAGACAGCACCGAGGGGCATCGCTTCTCATTCAGCCAAGGCTGCTTTTATGGGTGAGAAAATGATGTTCGATGAACAGTTCCTTAACAACCTGAGAGAGCCGGGAACTGTCAATGCAAAGATGAACGCAAGACGTAAATTGGCCAAGGAACTCAGGGGTCTTCGCTTTCGTTGTGACCGCAGGAAAGAGTGGATGTATGTGAAGATGTTTTCAGAAGGTACCTTTAACTACCTTGAGAAAGGTGGTGTTAAGGCAACTGTTACATACAATATCCCGACTGCTAATCAGGTTACTCTAGCGGCTGCTAACAAGTGGGGCACTGGTGCTAGTGCAGATATCCTTAGTGATATTCGTGATGCCAAAATCCAGCTTGATACAGTTACAGATGCATCCAGATATACCTTATACACTACGCAGACTGTATTAAGGTATATGGCTGAGGATTCAGCCATTCAGCAGTTGTTCCAGAAAAGCTACTTTGGAAATGGAGACTTATATGGGCCTGCATCGAATAATGTTGTTGGTGTACGGACTGACGTACTTGGCTCTATCCTTGATGTTGATATCGTTGTTCTCCGGGAACGTTACACCGTAGAGGCTTATATAACATCGGCGGTTACGGCAGATAGTACTACAGTTATCTATGTCACTGATACTGAAGACTTTGAGGCTGGTGCCACGCTGAGATTTCATGATGTATCAGCAGGTACCTATGAAGATGAAACTATTGCTTCGGTTGACGCCGAGGCTGGGACTGTTACAGTGTCCACCGCACCTTCCACCAGTTACAAGGCTGGCGAAGACATGGTTACAATGACCAAGACCTTTATGAAGGATGACTTGGTTATCTTCATGCCGTCTGATGGTATGGTAGAGGGTCAGGACATTGCTGAATGGTTCAATGCCCCGTTTGGTATTCCTGGTGTCTATGATATTAAAATGGATCAGGAAAGCGAGTGGGACCCGGAAGCTGTATGGATCAGAGCGCAGCGGAAAGGCTTACCTGTACTTTATTTCCCGGAAGCTGTTTATATCCTTGATGTAGAGTAACAACTGCTAACACAATCACATAGAGGTGAATAGGATGAGATTAAAAACGAAAACAACCCTGAGAGGGTATGTTGGCAAGGAATCAGCAGTATGGCCTAAAGGTAGTATTTTTGATGATGAGGAAATTGGCCCAATTCCTGAGTTGATATTGGAAGAAGTAAAGCAGAACACAGGCACCGTTGAAATAATTAAACCTGGAAAGTTGAAGGGGAAAGCTAAATCTTCTCCTTCAACTAAATCCAAACCTAAACCTAAAACCAAGAAAAAAGCTAAAGCGAAGGCCTCTTCATCTGTTACAAATAAGCCGAAAGCTAAAGCGAAACCGAAAAGTGCCAAAAGGAAAAGAAAAACCTTATAATGAGGCACGATTATGACTAAAAACGAATTAGTTGTAAGACTACAGAGAAGTTTCAGGGCACAGACTAACGACCTTGTGTCTGATGACTTTTTAGATGCAATCTCAGATGCCGAGTCGGACTTAGGGTGGACCCTCCCTCAAACTGACTCTTTTAAATTAAAGTGGCTACGCCTTCGATCCACTCGGCATCTGCTTTTCTTTTTACAAAGTGGCTCCGCACGTAAGTTTAGATTTGAGGGGGCACACCTGCATCATAGATTCAAGCACTATACTACCATGATTGAAACCATGGATAAAGAGTTTGAAAAAGAATATGACGAAAAGCCTCATTTGTTTGAGGGTGTAGATGCTTATGTCATGTTTGGTTCTAAGATAGATGCAGGGTTCAGTTCTAATGAGCTTGGGGAGGATACGACTTATACTGATGATAATGAAGTAATTGTTGAACCAAACAGTACATCGTAATAAAGGATAACCAAATGAGCTTTGGGCCTGACATAAAAGAGACGTTACAAGAAATTGGCACGTCTTTTACTATTTTAAGGGAGGCTGGAAATGTCACTGGTGAATACCTTTATTATAAGACGAATAGGCAGGTAACGAAACCGTTTGTTCGTGAGTATTTCTTAGAAGCCATATTTCAGCACGATTCTGTTGCTGTTAGTGGTGATGTTATTGCGTTTAATTCGGATACTAGGAAGTTCCTGGTTGCTGTTATGACCCCAAGGAACTTTGAGAGTGAAGCATTTGATAATCAGTGTACGATTCTCAAGTGTAATGTATCTGGCGAGCTACAAAGGTACGTTGTTTCTGGTGAGACCATTGATGACCAGTGGAATGACGACTACGAGCAAAACTTTGAGTGGAGTACAATTAAGAGTAATTGTCACGGCCTACTCACCGAGGAGCTTTTTGGAAACTTTGTTGATCAGGAGTCTCCTGCTGGACAAATGTTGAATAAAAGCATGATTCTTTATGTGCCCTCAAATGTAGGGATCCAAACATTAGATAGATATGTATCAATCAGTGGTGAAGCTTGGAAAGTTGAAGATGTTGAAAGATATGTCTATGAAGGGGTTGACATAGCTCATGTGGAGATTGATGAAAGACAAGATACACAGTAACACAATCACAAAGAGGTGAAAAATGAAAAAGAGAATATTGATTTATGGGGAACATCCATTCTCGTTTACAGGGAATGGTAATATGATGTGTGCGTTATTATCACAAATAGATCCCAACAAGTACGAGGTTGTTTGCCTTTTGGCTGGTAATTCTGACCCGATTCTGTACGACGTTTTTAAGGTAATGCCGTTTAATTTGGTATCAGTATCAACTGGAGGTGATACTTGGGGCTTAGACTATCTTATGAAAGTCGTAATGAATAAACAATACGACATGTTTATTACAGTTGGTATTGATATATGGAGGTTGGAACAAGTTATTGAACCTTTGAGAAAAGAGCTGACTAATAGAGGGGTACCGTGGATAGGTATAATGCCTTATGATATCCCAAGTAAAAATTCAGAGTTTTTAAATTTAATGGATGCTGTAGATATTAAATGTATATATTCACAATTTGGATACACCATTGTAAATAAACACCTTAAAAATGTAAAATATTACAGGCCGAAACTAATGGGAAGTTATTTGTATCAAAAACTACCCGATTCTGTTTCTGCAGGTTTTTATAATACTCACCTTACCTCCCTCCCGACCGAAAGCTTTGTTTTTGGGTTTGTCGGCAATAATCAAATAAGAAAAGAACCATATAAAGTATTAAAGGCATTTCTTAATGCACAAAAGA